TGTTGTAAGCTGTCGATGAACCTGTGACTGAGATAGTACCTGCTGTTGTGCTGTCTTTACGGAAAGTTAAAATATCACCATCACTTGTTAATCTATTGAATACTGCTGTAGTTCCTGCACTACGCACCACCGATATACCATTATCATTATAAATAACAGTACCAAGTGCTGTATTATCTGCGACAGTTTTAGAAAAAAGCACATTACCTGAACTGTCTATTCTCATGCGTTCAGTGCCACCAGCTTGAAAAAATAAATTATCTCCTTTTGAACCTAAAGTAACTTTAAAATTTGCTGTTGTAGTAGGGTCTTGGAACTCCATAGTTGATGAAGTTGTAGTAGCACCACCTATAATTCTGACTGGTAGATTATCACCAGAACCACCTTGTACTGTTAATTTTCGGCTGGGAGAAACAGTCCCTATACCTATGTTTTGTGCAGAGGTATCAATATACATTACTTGCGTATTTGTAGAATTACCAAATTGTATATCTCTACTACCATCTGTTTCTAGTGCTAGTTTCCCTGCGTTGTTATGCATTTTACCAACATAAGTTGCGTTAGTTCCTGTTCGCCATGCACCTGCATAACCATCGCCAAAAACACGTAATATATCGTTGAAAGAAGTAGAAGTGCCACCCATTAATAGTCTGCCTGCACTATCTATTCTTAGTCTTTCACTACCCCCAGTAAACATTCTAATATTTGATGATTCACGATTTAAAATTAGCAAATCAGTACCACCAGAGGGAACACCAATTTGTGAACCATCACCAAAAGCTGTGCCTGTTGTACTGTTTACAAAATGAACATAAGAGTTACTAGAATTGTTATCATGTATTGTAAGTGGATAAGTCATTCCACTTGATATGCCTATACCTACGTTGCCTAAATGGTTAATTAACACTTTTTGTGTCATTGTTTGAGTAGATGCTGAACTTCCAGAAGTATAAAAACCTAGACCAACTTTGTCGACATCTGAATCTGTTTGCACAGAAGCAATAGCAGCACCAGTTCTGTCAGAAGTACCATCAGCTTTACCAAACCCTATAACTCCTTGTGCATCACCACTAGAAGTTCCACCACCTGCTCTAACAAATATACTTTCTCCTGCATGAGTATCTGTGTTGAAAGTCGGTGTAGCTGAATTAGCGACATGAAGTTTAGCTTTAGGCGAAGTAGTTGAAATACCAACCGAGCCGCCTTGTTTTACTATAAAATATCCACCACTACCATCTTCACATCTAATGGCTGTACCTGAATCTTGCCTAATATCTAATTTAGCAGCAGCACTTGTGTTACCTATACAAAGATTACCTGAACTGTCTATTCTCATACGTTCAACTGATGTTGGATATGAAGTATTAGATACGCCAAAGACCATAGCATTGAAAGCATGAAGCTCTAGGTCATTATTATCTCTAGCGATTGAACAAGCACCATTAACAAAATTAATTTGGTGTGAATCGTTGTCTGTACCTGTTCCTGTTAGAGTAATCCCATCTGTTACAGTTTGACCAGTAACATCTATACCTGTTGCAGTTGTAGCTAGTTTGGCAGAAGTGTTGTGATATAAACCTACAGCACCACCTGGAACCATATAAGCCATAAGGTTATTGCTACCATCTAAGAAGTTAATAAATGTGCCATTAGACTTTATATTAAGATTGCCTGTGCCATTATCGTGAATCCAACTATCTGAACCAGAATGATAGATTTCTAAATCTTGACTAGCACCTAGTCTTATCTTTTCGTTATCGTATAAATCTAAACCATCACCAACAATTGTACCTGTTACGTTTATCCCTGTAGCAGTTGTACTAAATTTTGAAGAATCGTTATGGTATGCAGTTACTGAACCACCTTCTGTACAAACAATAAAGTTGTGAGCAAGTGAAGAACTTTCTAGCCTTAAATCTGTTCCTCTAAGTCTTAAGTTACCTGTACCAACATCTTTAATATAGCTATTAGAACCATCGTGGTAGATTTCTAAGTCAGAACTGTTACCAAATAATGCTTTTACATCATCGGTAAAGTAAGCATTTTTATAAAACCTATTGTATACACCTCCACCATCTATTGCGAAATAAGTAGTTAAACCACCTGAACCATTATCAGACCTAAAATTAATATCTCCATCATTAGTATTGTTTCTTATTTCAATATTACCTGTGGCATTTTGAATGTATGAATCTGATGAATCATGGAAGATTTCTAAATCATTACCATCGCCAAAGAATATCTTTTCATTGTCTGGCAACTTAATACCTGATAGTGCAGTAAGCATCATGCTTATAGAGCCACCATTAAAACAACAATGACTAGCACCCATCAATAAGAAGATATGTCTTTTAACAGCTTTACTGATACCAGACTCTTGCATATCTTTGACATGACCTATCTCAGAGTTCACATCTTGTATGGCTTGTTCTATTGTTCTTCTGTTTATGGATTCATTAACAGGATCATACTGCTGTGGTACTAAGGGTAAGGCTTTTACTGTTTTCTCTGCCATTATCTTTTACCATCAGGTCTAATATCTAATCTTAAGTCTCCTAGCCTCCATCCATAATCGCTAGAAGTATTAGATATTTTTAAACTAGCTTGTCTGCTTCTAGCTCTTGTATTAACGAATGTAGAGTCTGGAGTTATATCAAATGTACCTAAAACTTGTTTAGCTTGTAATGGATAATCTCTACCATCTATTCTAAATGTGACTGTATTTGATGAACCGCTTTGGTCTCTAAATTCTATATCTGGTATTAGTTGAGATATAGCAACGTAATCTTCTCCGTCAGGGTCTAGGTCAAAGTCACTTGATTGTATAAATGCACTAAAGCTTGTGCCATCTGCTGCATGTGCTACTTCGTGGTTATATAAAAAGTTTAAGTTAGTATCATCTAATTTTCCTGTAGCAAGTGGGAATATTCTTGTTGGTGCTTCACTCCATGATGTTCTAGTAAATCCATCAGCAGTTGTACCTATAGTCCAGGTCTGTTCTAAATAATTATAGATAACATACTTGTCTACTTCTTCTGAGTTCTCTGAACAATAGAACCATATTACTTCATTAAACTCTGGATTACTGCCACCAAAAACTTTATAAGTTTGATTGTAATTAAAGTCTCCAAAGATGTGATCCAATACTGTACATGGCAATCTTTGTGCAGCACCTGCATATGTATAGAAAGCTCCTCTATCCATAAAGAATACATTGTTGTCTGCTATTATGGCTGCGTTAGGAGATATCATTGATACACCAGATGCAACTTCATTGAAGCTAAATATAAATGGTGCACCTACAAATCTCATAGATATAAGACCTGCATCTGTAAAAATAATTATTTCTTGTCTTGTTCTAACTGCACCTACAATGGTACTTCCTAATGATAGTCTTACACCACCTGCTGAATTAGTAGCTGTTGGTGTCCAATCTATATTAGATTCAGAAGTAGAAAACCTTACAAGTAATGGGTCTAGTTCTGTTGAACCTATAGGGTTGCAACCAAATGCAATAACGTGTCTATCAATATCAGACATCATTATCTGTAAAACTTTTGTTGGTGGATTACTTGCTCCACCTATTGATGTAGCTTCTACAGCTCTTGTACCTACTCCTGATGATTCATCCCATACATAATAACTACCAAGCCTTACTGCTGCTAATGTGTCATCTCCAAAGTTATCTAAACTCCAAAGTCTTAATTGGTTTGTTGCATCAATAACAGATGTTGTACCCCAAGAACCTGAACCCCAGCTTCCTGAACCCCAACCTGATGATGGAACATATGTGTCTAGCCCTGTGTTTATTTGATAAGCTGCTGTAACTGAACCGCCACCATTACCTGTGTCTCCGCCAGTAGCTGCTTTTGGTGTTCCTGGGTATCCTGATCCTGCAACCTTGGCAGTAATCTTGTATGTATTAACATCTACAATTTCATCTATCTGATACTCTTGATTAAGAACTGTACCAAATATAACGCCACCTAATGTTGTTGCACCTGAGTATGTTACAAAGTCTCCAGCTACCGCTTCGTGTCCTGCATCTGTAACTGTTAGTGTTGTTGCACCTGCAACTGCTGCAAAAGTAGCAGCATTAGTTGTTGTCTTTCTTATTGGTGTAATGTCGTAGTAAGTATTACCTTCTTGTATATATAGCTTTTGGTGTGTACCTAATACTGTATAGTTTGTTTGTCCTATATCTCTGTAGGTATGTATCTTTCTACAAGTGCCAATAAAAGCATCGGTAGATTGTTTTTCCCAACCACCAATTCTTTCTGGTCTACCTTTTCTAAACCTTACTTTGTCAGCATCAAACCAACCACCTTCATTAGAGTAGTTAGTTCCTTCTTTTACAATGCCTGGTCTAAATACATACTTTGCAAGTCGTCCCATTAAATATTACTCCAATCCTCTCCTGACCATAAAACAGATTCTGCCTCACGTCTACGAACTAAACCTTGTTTTACTTCACCGCCAGCTTTGTTCCAGCGTTTCATTTGATTTGGTACAGTATGATAATCACCTGCATTCAAAAGTTTTACCATAGTAGATGAAGAAAGATTAGCTGGACCTAAGTTATATGTCCATGATACCAATGCATCAAACTGGTTTTGTTGTAAGGGTGCAGATACATACTTGTGTACATAGCCTTCATACTCTTCTAGTTCTTCTTCTAACCATGCATCAGCTTGTTCCTGTGTACAAGTATCTCCCATCTTTACTTCCTTGGTTCTTCCATACGCAATCGTAGGAACTCCTGCTGCACATTTGTATGCTTTTAATTCACAACCTTCAAATTTCTTAATTAGACTTTTTCCCTCTTCCGATATCTTCATCTTCTTCCTCCTGTTTATCAAGCTCCCTATAATATTCAATAATTGAAAGAACTTGTTTAATATACCTTTTTTGTTCTGCTGTGTTGACTGATAAGTTTTCATAATCTTTTGTACTCAATGCGTAGTAGGCTTGCCTTGGTGCATTGCCTGATTCTACTAATTTTAAATATTCTGCCATTAACTCTGGTGTAAGAACTTCCCAATCTATATCTACAAGTTGTAACTCCATAGGTAATGGAGGATGATACAGGGGTGCTGGTTTAGCGATAGTAACAATCTCTACAGGTTTTGTTTGACTTGGTATCATTGAACAACCTGTAATTAATATAAAACTAATTATTACTATTATCTTCTTCATCTTGTTTCTCAAATTGATCTGGGTCAGTCAAGGCAATAAGTTCTTCTTTGACTTCCTTAGTTCCTTTGTTTACTATCTTTTCAATAAGTTTTGGTTTTGACAATGCTAAATTATCTAGGTCATGTTTTGAAAATGTGTTACGCAACTGGTTTACTTCTCGTAATGCTTCCTGTTTTTGCTTTTCTATTGTTTGTATTTGTTGTTGTACCTTCTCTTGTCTTTCCAGATGATTTTTAATCGCATCGTTTTGTTCTGCTACTTTAGTTTCTAAGACTATCGCATTAGCTTTTAAAACAGATATCTCATCAAGCAATCTATCTATATACCATGCACTACCAGCTATACTAGCTATTAATAATCCACCAAGTATAAGTGTTAGTTTTCCCATGTGTATACCTTAATTGGCTTGCTTTTGCCTTTTACTTTTATGTCTCCTAATGATTTTAATTCATATGTAGATGCTTTCATAGTGCTATCCGCAATCACTAAATTGACACCAAGCTCTTTACAGCTTGATTCCATGCGTGCTCCGAGGTTTACTGCATCACCTATAGCTGTATAATCAAAGCGTGTTGCACTTCCCATATTTCCTATCACAGCTGGTCCAGACGATAATCCAATACCAATTTCAATTCCTAAGTCTGCTGCTTCTATGTCGTGTTTTATTTGAATCGCTGTTTTTATAGCAGCATCTTCGTGGTTGTCTAAGTCTAATGGTGCATTAAAGATAGCCATCATTGCATCTCCAATATATTTATCTACCATACCTCCATTAGCTTGTACTGCATTTGCCTGTATAGTAAGAGCTTTGTTCATTAACTCTGTGACTTCTTCTGGTTCAAGAGTTTCACTAAGGGACGTGAATCCCCTAACATCAGTAAATAAGAAGGTAGCATATTTTTTTTCTCCTGCTAATTTTAAAAGTTCTGGATTATCCTGTAATCTTTTAACTTGTCTTGGATCAAGATAATGTTCAAATTGTTTTTTAATTTGTTGTCTAAGTTTGTACTGTTCTTTGAATCTAAAATAATATTCTTGTAAAGATATAAATACTGCTGATATTAAACTATAAGTAACATCAATAAGTATATTATTTTTTATAAGCCAAATTCCTCCAGCACTAGCTCCAGTAAATACTAAGACTGTAAAAACCAAACTCCCATTAAAGCCTAAGAAGTTGATGAGTATAAACAATACTATTGTTATAAGGATTAATATGAATACTTCATAAACTAAATGAGAGTCTGGAATCTGTGGACTGTTCTCTATTAACATAGATTCAGCCAAAGCTGCTTGTATCATATGTGGATACATTAAATTGTTTGGTGTAGATAATTGAGGCATTATGCCTTTAGCAGTAACACCTACGAAAACAAATCTGCCAGCTACATTCATTTCTTCTAATGTAGTTTGTGGTGTGTCTACCCAACTAATCCATTTTCTTCCGTAACTATCTACTTTAACAGAGGGCAAGCCCTGTACAGCTATCTCCTTAATTCCATCGCTCTCTGCCTTTAGGATATAAGTGTCCGCTTGTATCAGGGCTTTTAAAACCTGTGTACCAAATGATGCTACCCACCCATCAGGTGTTTGCATCAGTAATGGTAATTGTCTAACAAGACCATCTACATCTATTGGTGCAGATACTATGCCTTGATATGCATTAGCTTTTAATATATCTATATTTTCTAATACACCTGTTAGTTTTATACCTTGTACGTCAGGTCCAATAATTACTGTACCCTCTGTTTTTGGATAGATGCCATTATCTATTTCTGGCATTGCTATCACACTATGGGAATATGATAGTGCTTCTGCAAAAGCATCATCTCCCTGGAATCTGTCTGGCTCTGGGAATAGTATTACCCAACCAACTCCTGTAGCTCCTGCATTTAAGAGGTCTACATGAATCTGTGCTAAGTCCCTTCTTGGAAAAGGATATCCTCCTCTGGCTTGCACATCTTTATCTGTGATATTTAATATTACAAAATTACCGCTTTCTTCTGGTGTTTCTACAAATGCATCAAAAGTTTTTAACTTCAGTATCTCAAGTGGTTTTACTTGAAATAGCAAAGGCAATATAAATATTGCAATAAATAATAAATATCTTTTCACGAACCTTGCTGTATCCTTATGACAGAATCTGATCCGCCATTTATAGTTACTACTCTGGATACACCATCTTGTATAAAGATAACTGTATAACTATCATCTCCATCAATAATAACTTCTGCATAGTTTGCTACATTACGAATAAGTTTTACTTCAGAGCCTTGTATTAAAGTAACAATCTGTGTAGTTGTATCCTGACCTATGTCAGTACCTCTAATATCAATACCGCTTGCTGTTACAGCTAATCTATCTACTTCATCTTTACTTGCAAGAGCATCTATAATATCTAATAAATCTTCAAGAAAGTTTACATCAAGATAATTTATATCTAGTTCTGTAAACTCTAAGTCTGCCTCATTATCTAAAAAATCTTCTGCAAGATAATCTATATCAAGGTCATTAAAATCTAGTATATCGTTTGTTTGTATGATTTCTTCTGTTGTTAATATAGCTTCTTCTTTTGGCGGAGTAACTATCAACATGTTATCAATAACATCTAGAGTTAAATCTAATATTACAGGAGTGCTTGGTGCACTTTCATAAACATTAGTTGTTGTTGCTTGATATGGTTTGCTTAGAGTTACTGAGCCTAAAGCTGTAGTAACTATTATTTCACCACTTGAATCTCCATCTAATCCTGGTAGAAGTATTATTAAACTTCTGCCTAATTCATCAACAGTAACTGTAAAGTCTGTTCCTCTGATTGCTATGTCAGCAGTTGGTGTTTTAAGTGATATATTTTTTTTGTCTATTCTATTAAGACTACCGCTTACAAATCTTATTGTGCCACTTGCAAACTTAAGTGCCATCTTTGATTTGCTTGGGTTAGGGTCATAAACGTATTCATCTATAACCAGTTTAGAGTGTTCTGTAAGTCTTACTATACTACTATCAATAAACTCTATACCTAGTCTACCGCTAGCAGTTCTTACATCATCAAAAGATTGAATGCCAAACTTTAGTTGTGCATCATAATCTTTATCTCTTAATACTTTAGCGTATCCGTTTAGCTCTGATATATTCCCTATATCAGCAACTTGTGCTGGTTCCGCCATCGTTCTGAATGACACAAACTGTACCATTAGAACCATTAGAAATAATCTTAAGCCAATCATTATCAAGTGTACTCTGTTGTTGTATGTTAAATGTTCTATTAGAACCTGTATGGTCTAAATAGAAATAACCACCTGCATATCCATCTGCATCAAATGTGATTGTGTTATCACTACCATCAATATCAAGATAGTTAGTAGCTAAATCATAATCTATGGTAAATGTTAAATCATTGCTTGAACCATTAATAATCCAATCTAAATCTAATGTAGTAGCCATATCTGCGGTAGCTACATCTAAATCAAACTCATTAGAATTACCTGTAATGTTTACATTAAAGTTACCACTATCTGCTCCATGAGTATCTGTAGGGTCAACTGTAATATTAAATATGTTGCTGTCTCCATCAAATTCAAAAAAACCTGTAAAAGTATCAGCAAAGATATCTCCTAAGAATTGGTTAGATGAACCAATTTGATTTATATCTAAAGTCATATTAGCTCCATCAAGGTCAAGTGGTGTCATATCGCCTGCTGCGGCATCTGCACCTCCAATGATATTGCCAGAACCTAATTGCTCTAAATCAATGTTTGCAGTAGCACCTGATTGGTCTACTGATATTTCGTTGTCGTCTGCATATACCAGACCCATACTAAGTAAAATCGTAATTAAATATTTATTCATGTTTCCAATAACTCCTTTCATAACCTATATTTATTATTTCAAGAACTGCTGCTTCAACTGCTTTTTCTAAAGCAATAGTTCCTGATTCGTTTGTTGTGTATCCAACTTCAATTTCTACAAGCTCTGTACCTGCTTCAATGAACCTGAATGCATCCTGGCTTTCTGCATAACTAAAGATAGTCTTAGAGGTTAATACCTCTATCAAAACTTCCCCTGTCGTTACAGAAACCATCCTAAGAGATACAGTTACTTTATCTTCCCTGTATTGATGATTGGCACCTAAACCTAAGTATCTTGCTCCTCCGCCACCTGTTCTTAAGTTTGTATCGTATGCTATTACTCCGCCTTCTAATAAAATTCCTGCAAAGAGTAATGGTGGTAGAGGTCGTTTGCCATCTTTATCTTCAAACTGCTCTCTTGTTGACCTTATTAATTGTCTTTCTTTTGTAAGGTTATCTAGTCCTACTCGTTCAGCTACTATAAAAAATTCACCTTTAGATGCGTTCTTTAATGCTCGTATAAGCAATGTATGTGGTGCTTGTGTTATAGCTGTACTAAACAAAGCAAATGAACTGTTACTTTTTCTTTGTCCTGTTTGGTCTGTGAAGCTTGTAGGGTATACAGCTACTACAGTTTTTTGCAAAGGTGCTTGTACCTCATGCAATTTAGAAAACTTGATGGATTCTATCTCAGCTTGCTCTAATCCTTGTCTCCAACTAATTCCATCATTGACTGGAACGTATGCACAACTAGAAGTAAAAATCGCCAACAGGCAAACTAATCTCGGTAACATTTCCATTCGCATCCGTTATTTTCAAATATATTATTCCGTCTATGATTTCATAAGATACTGTTGTATCTAGTAGAGTAAACTCTCCGCTGGTTTGTGGGTTTTCTCCAAATAAATTATTAACAAGTTGCGAACTTAATTGTGCATATATTCTTGACTCTAAGTTTCTAATAAATCTTGCTAATGTAGTATTGTTCTTCTCTCTTTCAGCAGCTTCTTTTAGTGCTTTGATTTCTTCTTTCAAAGCTTTCTTTCTATTAAACTCCTGGTTTTCTATGGTTAGATAGTGACTAGATGTATTGATACCGCTAAAAGAAGGATTCTTAAACTTATGCACCATTTCATCTGCACTAAGATTTTGTACAAAAACTCCTAGAAAAAGTATAACTCCAATAATAGCTACACCTTTAATAATTAAATCTTTTTCTCTTTCTTCTGCTTCTATTTGTTTTTTAGTCTTTTCTTTGGTCATCTCTATCCGCCTTTGCTATTCTGTCTGTATTCATAAGTTGTGGTACTCCAAGTATAGTCTTTAGCAAAGTATCCTGTCTAATTATCTCATTGTCTACAGAACGTACTCTATCTATAAGAGCTACTAAAATACCATGTTGTGAATCTAATTTTTGTCCTAAACGCTCTTCTATTTGAGCTATTTGTGCTGATACTTTTTCATCAAGCACATCTACTTTTGTTTCCATACCATCAATAATTTTATTGATTAGTTTCCAAATAAATAAACCGAGACCTATAGCCGCTGCTATTGGGAAGCCAACTTCATTAATTAAAGTAACTACTGAATCCATTAGATACTCTCTGGATCAAACAAACCTGCTTTAATAAGTTTTCCTCTATTTAGCATATGTTGATGCTCTACTGCTTCTTTGTTTTGTCCGTAATAGGCAACACAATAATGTTTGTCTATCATTGACTGATTAATATTAATGCCATCAACTATAAGTTCTCCCAAAACTCTTCCGTATTTACCTCTAGAATCTTTAAGTTTTGTTCTTATTTGTATAAGTTCTCCTTCCTCTACAGAAGATTGTACAAATCCAGCAGCCATTTTACCTCTGGCTTTTTCATCTAAATCTCTAGTTCTACATTCTGGAGTATCAATCCCATAAAGTCTTACTCTTGATTTAAACTTTATATCAAAGCCTAAATCTAAAACGACATCAATGGTATCACCATCAACAACTCTATCTACTGTACACTTGTACTCATACATTATCTTTTCTTACCCTTATGTAAACCATGTCTTGCATGTTGTTTGCCTGCTCTAGTTGCAGCTCTTTTCTTTTTGTTTGCTCTTGCTAGTTTACTTCTGCCTTTTGCTGTGGACTTTAATTTTTGTATTGTTTTCTTTGGTGCATAAACTTCTCCTGTTTCAGAAGATTTTTTACCACTTGCTGTTGTCCATTTTTGTTTAGTCCATCTATCTAAACTTTTTTGTGTAGCAGTTTTAGCCATTACTTATAGCCTCCACCTGCCTTTTTGTATGCTTTTGCAAGCATCTGTGCTTTACGAGCTGACCATTGTCCAGGTCTACCACCCTTGCTACCAGACTTAATTCTACTGAATATTCGTTTTCTTAATCCTGGTTTTGTGTAGTTTCCTGATTCATTGACTCTTGATTGTTTTTTTGATCTTGACATTACTGTAAATTAAATAAGTAAGCAGCACCTAATATAGTTGCAACAATAAAAGGGTAGAGTGCCATAATACGATTATCAAGTTTATCAAATCGTTTTGAACCATCCTCTAATCTTCTTTCTATAGCTCTATAGTTTGCAGCACATTCTCTTTCATGTGCTTCAATCTTAGCTAATGTATCTTTTACTGTTGCAGCCATAGTCATTTATCTTTTGCTTTACCTACGTTAATAGCCAATACATCGACAAGCTTATAAAGCTTACCAATCCACACGTCATCCTTTGGGGTGGGTGTGATTGCAGCTACTATCGAGCTTACAGTTACGATAGCTGTTACTACCGCTATTAAGTTAAATAACATTTCCATAGATTACTCCTCTGGTTTAATGATTGGACTTTCTTCTTTAGCGATTTGGTCCAATCTATTTGCAAATACAAGTTTAGCACTTTGTACTTGGTCTAGTTGAAAGTAAAGCTGTTCTTCTTTACTTTTTAAATCTTCTAATTGCTTTTCAAAATATTCCTTTTGAACATCTACAGGTATTTCCTGTTGTTGTTTAGCTTCTTTAGACATAATTTCTCCTTATAATTAAAGTATTAATGATAGCATAATTATAGAGAATTGATATCAAACGAATTGTCAGCTTTTGCTTTGTTTTGCGGATTCTCTTGTAAATTAACATATCTATTAAAAGAATTTTGGTATACATGATCTGGATATAGTCCTTGTATTTGTTCTTTTGTCCATTCATTTAATGGCTTTACACAATCATTCATTTTGCAATTATAAATAAAAACATATTCTTTTTTATATTTGTCATTTGAAAATGCACCTGTTATTTCCCAGTAATAAACATTATTAGTATTTTCTTCTACTATTGGCACAGCTTTAACTACATTACTCATTATAATAACTCCTTAAGCCTTGCAACTTCTGATGAAAGTTCTTGTACAGCTTTTACTAATACAGGAACTAATTTACCATATGAAGCTTCTAACTTATCAGGATTCTCTTTTAATACTAAATTTGCATAGTCTGCAATATTGTATTCATCTTGTACGCTATCTAAGTCTTGAGCTATAAATCCTATATCTTTAGCTCCTTCCATAGAACCATCTCTTCTTGACCAATCAAACTTAACAGGATTAAGTGCATTAATAAAATCTAAACCTACTGGTAAATCTTCTATATTAGACTTATCTCTTTTATCTGATAATGATGATATGGTTGTAACATTACATCTCAAAGCTGTTATGTTTGCATCTCCTAACGTAATTTCATTATCTACTGTTATGGTTGAAGGCTGGGCATTAAAACCAATAGATATAGTATTATCTGATGTAGTTTGATTTGTACCTGCATCTTTACCCACAGCAACGCAATTACTACCTAAGTGTGCATCAAGCGACCTATGTCCTATAGATACGTTATTGTTTCCTGTTAAATTAGCAGAAAGTGCAAATGAACCATTAGCTACGTTATATTGACCTGTTGTTAAGTTAGAAGAACACAAAGCACCAACAGCTGTATTTTCTCCACTACCGCCATTTGAACCTGCTAGGGCTGCATAACCTATTGCAGTATTAGCTGTTGTAGCATCTAAAAGTTTTCCTGCTAAAGCACCAATAAGCGTATTAAACTGCCCTGTAGTATTACTTAATCCAGCATCATGTCCTACAGCTGTATTAAATGTACCATTATTAACTTTAAGTGCCCTTGTTCCTATAGCAGTAGCCTGATCTCCGTTACTGCCTGCTGATTCTGACATAGCTTCAAAACCTACAACTGTACAATTTTTTACATTGAATCCTGGACCAAAAGGGGTTTGTATATAATCTAATGAATTAGCACCTTTAAGTGCATGATGTCCTATAGCTACATTTTCTATAGCATCTGTAGTCAAAAGAAAAGAACCAGCAGATTGACCTATACAAACATTTTTAGATTCAAATTGACCTGTTCCTGTTGATGATATTCCAAGGTTATAACAAGCACCATTACCTATAGCAATGTTAGATGAAAAATCATTTGAAGATAGCATGGCACTAACACCCATAACTATATTAAGATATCCTGTATCTCCACCAAAAGGTCCTGCACCGATAGCAAGGTTTTGACCTAAAGTAGCTTCATGGTTAGAACCTGCAAATGCACCTATAAATGTATTAAAACTTGATTGTAATTTTTCTCCTGACTTAGGACCTATACAAGTGTTTCTATTATCATCAGTAATACCATCTCCTGCTGCATTACCTATGGCTATGTTCCAAGTTCCAGAAGTTAATTGCCTTAATGCTCTTGCACCAATTCCTATATTAAAAGCAGCACTTGTAGCTTTATTCATAGCCCAGTTACCTATGGCTATATTGTTATATTCTCTTGATTGTATGCTGTAACTACCACCATCTGTACCATCGCCAGTATCAGAAGCATTTGCTAATACTGGATTACCAGCATTATCTGTTGCGGTAAATGTAAATTGATTTCCTGTATCGCCAGTTGTAGAAGTAATAGTATAAACTTTATTACTAAATGTTGTATTTGAACCACACAGAACTTCGGCATTTATGTTTCCACCAAGAGTAGGTTTACCAATTTTGCCTTGAAAGTTACCAATAATTTTAAAGCCATCTCCAACTTTTAAATTTAACATTTCATTAGTTAAACCTGTAACTCCAAGAGTAACAGTAATAGTAGATGAACCATTTGAAGCTGATAGTGTTTCATTAAGGTCGCCAAAGTTTACATCAGTTCTACCAGTTAATACTTCTGGTAAAGCTTTATAACCCATAGCAATATTATCGGATGCTGTTTGTGAAGTGTTGTAAACGGATGTTCCTATAGCTATATTTCTGCTTCCTGTCGTGTTACCTTCTAGTGCATGATAGCCAACAGCTACATTGTAATTACCTAAAGTATTTTCTTGTAAAGCATGAAAACCAAGAGCAGTAAGAAAAGTACCAGTAGTATTTTCTTTTAATGCTTGTAAACCTACTGCAACAATTCCTGCACCAGTAAGATTAGATTGTGCTGCACTTGCTCCTATTGCTGTATTGCCAACAGTTGTAGCATTTTGTAATGCACCAGCTCCGACTGCTACAGAGCCTGAACCTGATGTTGCTGATTTATATGCATCTGCTCCTATAGCAACATTAAAAAGATTTGAACCAGTTGCAGCAGCACCAGCATCATTACCTAAGAAAACATTGTTTGTTCCTACTGGATGATTTCCGTCTAGTTTAATTGTTCCACCATCTATAGATGCATTACCATTTACTGTAAGGGCTGTGATTGCAGAACCTGAACCTAATGCTGCACCATCTATAGTACCGCCATTAATATCAGCAGAAGCAGCTGTTAAGTTTGCAAATACACCTGTGCCTGTAATATTTATATTAGCTAGTGAATCTTTAACGCCAGCTCCAGCACCTGTTCCTTCTGTGTATATTGCAACGCTACCGCCATTAGGTACGCTGACTGTGCTTCCGCTTCCTTGTTTTAGTGTTATAGTTTGTCCGCCTGTTGTAGCATTTTCTACAATCCAAAACTTTGAAACTGTGTTTGGTCCTAGTGTTACTGTTCTTGTAGCAGTTAAAGCTACTGATGTAATTTTAAGATGCATTGATCTTACGCCATCAGCTGAAAAGTCAGGCATAGTAAAAGTTACATTAGCATCTGCTCCCATGTTTTTAGTACCAAAACCAAGAGCTGAACCAATTAGCTCAAGGTTAGTGTTAGTCGAAGCACCCCAGGTACCTGACTCGTCACCAGTATTTATTTCTTTTAATCTTAAATTGTTTACAAAAGTTGCCATATTAATTCGGTATTATTGTCCAGTTAGGGTTTTGTGTATCGTTAATTCTTTGCCATATTAAAGGCGTAGTTACATTTCCTGTACCGCTAACGCCTGTTGGTATAACTGTAATTCCTGTTCCTGCTATTACGTTTGAAGTTGTAAAGTTTACTAATGCTGATGCACCAGCTAAATTTACTTCTATTGGTAATTTAGAGACAATTCCTAATTGACTGGAAGCTCCATTACCACCAGTTATTACAGTTACATCTGCCACTATGCAATCCTTATAATCGCATTGGCAGCATCTGCTGGAGGAAACTGAATAGTAAAGTCTCCTGAAGAACTGCTTTTATCTGTACCAAAAGCAAGAACACAAACTGCCTTGTTAGCTGCACTTGTGTTATATATTAATGCTCCATTAGCTGTGATACTAGAACTTCCAAAAGTTAAGTCGTTAAAATCACAGACAGCAGTAGAGCCATCTAATACAGGTGTAACACTTGTTAATGCACCACCACCTGCTGAATATCCTGCTCCTGCTACTTCATTAGTAACAGAATATACAGTTGTAGCAGCACCTAAAGTAGCAGAGCTTGTATACAATGCTAACTTAAAATTATGCGTACCTGCTGAAAAATTATGTGTAGCTGTTAAGATTTCTTTCTTAAAAGAGTTACACATTGCTTGTGCTATAGCCATTTAAAGTCTCCTAATAATATCAGCCATATCTTTATGACCTTGTTTATCTAACAATCCTGCAACAGTAGACCTATCGCTTTTAATTGCTTGGTTTATATAAAATAATAATAATGCTTGTATGCTATCTTTAAAAGCTTTTGCTTGTTCTTTTACAATAGGGTCAGCATTTTCACTCACAGAAAGTAATCTTTCCATAACTCTATCGACCCAAAACTGAGGGTCATGTCCTTTATTATTTGTGGTATGTACTTGTACATCCATTACTTCTGTTTGTGTTTGTAACATTAATTTGGTCTCCTTCTTACTGGTCCTGATCTAAAGTTATCTTTAGTATCTTTTCCTTCTCCAACATTTTTAAGCCTATCTATTGCAGCTTCAAATCTTTGTTGATAGTTCTGCATAATATCTGGAGAACCTTTCATAAATGTATAAGCTTCTACTAAAGCTCCATACAATAATGCATTTGGTGCGTTTGTTCCTAACCAGGATGTTCCGTCTGATGAAATAGTAATAGAGTCTGGTCTATAAAAGTAACTAAACTCAAACCTAAAATCAGCATTAGGTGTTGGTGCCATAATCATAGAATCTTCATCAAACAATGAATAATATTTTGGCACTCCTACCACATTAGCATCAGGATATGATTCTCTAATAAAAGGTAAATCTCTAAACATTAAATGCTCTAATCCAGAATTATCTACAGCTAAAGAAAATGGAGCCATAAAATCTGATGGTGTAGAGAGAAACTCATTACCTGCTGTAGATGTACCTGTTACATTCTTTTTAAATGCAGGTAGGTTTACATTCTTAAATATTCTTTCTTCTGATTGTTGTATAAAGCGATCAAGATTATTAACAAACAATGTTTCGGTATTATTTGTATAGTCTTGAATGGCTTGTTTTAAAGTTGTATATGTAAAACTCATGTTACTATTGTTACACTCCCTACATTACTTTCTATTGGTTTAGAAAATACTGCTACAGTATATAAACTTCTGAAGTCTCCTCTATCTGGTCTTGGGTCAAATAATGCTTGTGGATCAGCTACAACATCTCTACCTAATTGATATTGAGGATGGTCTGGATCAAAACATTCAACACATACTCTTAAACCATTTCTAGTTTCGTTTTCAACTTCATACTTTAATTCGTTTAATAGATAACTAAATCCGCATCTATCACATTCTCCTAAAGCTTTTGTACCTTTAGCATATGCCATTAATACATCCTCAAGTTTGGTACTAATTTTAAATTAGCTCTTTCTCTTTGTGAGTTCGCTACTTCATTCCATAGCTCATCGTATCTCATTCTAAGCATAGGTACTCTGTCGTTTGATTCTGGTCTCTTACAAGCAATACTATAAGCCAATGCATATGTAAGACATGGTAAGTAGCTAATAGGTATATCAGCATTATTAGATGCTGGTTTACCTGTATCTTCTATTCTTGCTATATAGTCATAAACTAATGTATAAGTCTCTGCATTATCAGGTGTAGCCCATAATACTAAGTTATTAGCTGAACTAGATTTTTGTACATAAAACTGTGTAGGTCTAGACTTTAATAATTTATTTGCTATGTGACTGTATTGTGTTCTTGATATTCTAGTTAGCCTGGTATCTTTCTGATTGTCTATGTCACCAGAGTCTGTTCTTAGAGATACATCTATAACTTCTAATGAATCTGCTGGTAATGGATATGATGCCTGTCCTTCTGTTAAAGTTTGTGTGCCAGTAACAACTGTAAATAAATTAAGTCCTTTGTTTTGCCATTCAAGAAAAATTAAATCAAGTGATCTTTTGGCACTACGATAATCGTAACCACTACGCATTTCTAAACCAGCAAGATCATAAGCTTCTTCCATGACATCGCCTAGGTCTAATGTAAATGTAGTTGTTCCGCTTGTAGCCATTACTTACCTACTTTTTTCATAGCCTTGTTATGAGCTTGTGTAAAAGTTTTACCTGCTTTCATTTCTTCCTTCATAAGGTCCATGTGTGCTTTAGTATGGTGTACAGAATGTTTTTCTAATGTATTTTCTTGTCTCTTAGTCATACGACCACTAGCCATGAAGCCCATTTTATTACGAGCAGTTTTAGGCAACTGTTTTAAACCTTTGCCTTTTTTTCCTTTTGGTATTGGTTTTAACTTTTTTTTCTTTTTCATCTTAGCTCCTTTTGCTGGTGCACTCCTAGTCATTTTACTAAAATTTGCTCTAGACATCACCATTTTACTTTATCCGCCCAATATGCTGCTGACATTTTACCTTTTCTAATATTCTTGGCATGTCGTGCTTTAAAAGATTTTCTTTTTGCTTTCATACGAGCAGACTCACCCTTCTTGGGTTTACCTGCTGTCTTTGCACCCTTTTGTCCGAATCTAATAGTTTTAACTTTGTTGCCTTCTTTAGCGACAACTATATGTGATTTCTTAGGGTGGTTTGGAGTACGTTTGGGTTTGTTGTAACCAGAAACACCTGCTCGTTTAAGACGAGAGTCTTTCTTAGCTCTGCTCATGGTCTCTAGGTTTTGCCGCCTACGCCATAAAGTCTTTCGGCTTTATCTTGCTCCATCTCAACAGTTGTCATTTTGCCGCCCATCATTCCAGGTCTTTTACCTAATTCAATTTGTCTACCCATTGAATAGTTCATACCTTTCTTTTTGGTTTTTTTACCTGTTCCGTACATTAAGTTTTGTTTAGCTTTTTTCATCATCATTTTACCTGGCATTATTTTTCTCCTTTTTTAGTTACTTTCTTTTTTGCAACAGCTTTCTTTTTAGGTGCTGCTTTTTTCTTCTTTGGTGCTTTACCAGAAGCGTAAGCTTCATTTACATTAGGTGTAGATGGGTCATCTCCAACTAATTGTCCTTTATCATTTCTGGCTCTTACACCATTAAGATCATCTATTTTTGCTTGAGCATCTACTAAGTCTGGGTCAGGACCAAAGACTGATTTCCAGACACCATCTTCTCCTTGCTCTAGTACATAATACTGAGGTGGAAAGCCTGCTCCGTATATAATATATTTATCCATAATTTCTCCTATGCTTTTGTTAAGGTTAATATAACTGTGTATGTATCTCCAGCTCCAGCACCTGTGGTAGTAAAACTAATATTGCCTGTTTTGTTAGCACCTGCATTATTAGGTATACCGCTATAGTCTCTAAAGTCCATATCACCTAAATCATTTTCATTTAGTTTAGCTATAAACCCTGCTGCACCTGATGATACAGAAAAGTTTAAAGTTACATCCATACCATTCATATAGTATTGAACTCTTTGCAAAGCTACTTGTGTGCATGGTTGACCATTACCTAGCTTACTTAAATTACCTACTATAACTTTATCAACTGCTGCTTCACCTGTGCCATCACTAATGTTTGTACATTTAATTACAGCATTTCTTGGTCCATCTTGAATTATTTGTGTTGTTACTGCATCAGCCATTATTCAATCTCCTCTGCTGTAAAAGATTCATTTTTTACGTTTTCTTTAATCCACGCAACAGCAGCATCTTTATTAGCTGCTTCATGTTCTTGTCTAACTCTAGTACCTTCTTTTACAATTATTTTTACTTTAGCCATTAGTAACTCCCTTTTGGTTTTTCTGCTGCTAGATAAACATAGTCAACATCCATTGATTGTGAGATAGCACCAGTAGCGTTAGCAATTCCAAACCAAGGAGAGAAACCATTATTCTCACCAACATTTAATACTGCTCCTGGTGTTCCTATAGCTGGATTAGCTTCTGATATACCAGACCAACCAACGTCATATCCTATTTTTCCACTTATGCTATCTATTGTTTGAATAATTTGATTATCATACATCCATACCATTTCTTTAGCTGTTCCTCCTGGATTACTTATGTTTCGTCCTTCTTTACCAGTTCCAGGTTTAGCATCTCTATAAATAATAGAAAGTGTATGATAATTACCATCACCAACATCACTCATTGCTGGTGTATATATACCTCTTGTGTTACCTAAGTTACCTGCAAAAGCTGTATTACCATATACTAATGCAGAGTTTTTTTCGTGTGCAACTCCAGTAAATTGTCCAGTAAATGCTAAGAATGGAAATGAATTAGCTGCTTGTGTTGGCAGTATTAAACCTATAACTGGATAACCTTCAATATTTTTATTTCCTGTACCTGCCGCATCATTGTTCATTTTAAATCTATATTTAAAACAAAAATTTGTTTCGCCATTTACTATGGTGTTCCAGTTTCCTACTTTTGTAGCATCGCCACCTTTCCATGCTAAACAAGTAGCACTACTACCACCAGCATCAGTTGTAAGTCTAATAACTCCACCAGCTTCACCTACTACTTGTGCAGCAGTATTAGAACCTCCAATATCTCCTTTTTCATAAAATCTTGTATCGTATGAATGAAAATCATCAAACCATTCTTGACATTTTCCTGGGAAAGGAATCTTAATAATATCTCCAATAGGATGCTCGTTGCCATCTCCTATATTTGTAAAACCTTGTTTAAAGTTAGTTGCCATTATCTCTCCTGAATTATTGTCATACTATCTACTGTTAGTATGCATTGATTGCCTGTATTAGAACGATTTGCTATCCCAATAAAAGGTGTCATTGGTTGTGCTGGTGTTTGTGAAGCTGGTAGTGATCCGTCAGTATTTCCATCATTTACACAGTTGACCCATTTTTTTGCAGGACCTACGTCTCCAACTTCATCTACCATGTAACAATTCATTAGTGGTCCTTTTACACCAATATCAGAACCTTTGAATCCACCACCATATGTGTCTCTCCAAAGAACTCCATTTTGACCTTTTGATGGTCCTGGCAATCTATTGCTTGCTGACCTTTGTGGATATCTACTTGTTAAAGCAACAGTTATATATCTATCTACCTCTAAACTTAGTGGTGTTTGTCCACCTGGTCCTACTGGTCTAATACCTGAACCTGTTTCTGCAACCATATAAAATACAAAAGCACCTCCAAAAATACCATTAAAAAATGGTGGAATTTCTGCTATATAAGATGATGCATTTGTAGCCCATGAGTTTGCTGTTCCTGATATTCCAGCTATTTTACTACCTTCCATTAAACCTAAAGCTACATGGGTGTTTGTAAAACTAACTCCTGTACCAGATATTTTGAATCTAGCTTGCATATGAAAGTATTTGTCTTTACTAAATTGAAATGGATTTACTGGTGCTGCTGCACCTGTTGCACCTTTCCAAGCTAATTTAGTTATATCTCCATTAGCATTGTCTGTTTTAAGAATTAACTCTCCGCCTTTTTTATCGGCTAACTCTACTGAGGCTGCTGCTGAACCTGCTTCTGTTTTAGTTAATGCCCATTGGTTTGCATCATAAGTGCTGAAATCATCGTGCCAAATAATATAATCTGACTCTAATGCACCTGTATTTAATCCATCAAGTATGTGACCACTTGGTAGATTACTTAATCCGTTTTTAAAGTTTGTACCTTTTTTACCATTAGTAGACATTATCTATCCTCCAATCTTATTTCTACTGCATAATTGTTTTCCCAGTATTCTTTTACTGCTTCACCCCAGGCTAACTCTCCTGCATTTGTTTTAGGAAATTCTTTTTCAACAACTTCGTCATCTCCACTTGTTGCTATCATTACATATTTAAGTGCCATTATTCTGAACCCTCCACTAGAAGTGTAACTTTATTATCTGATTGACTAGCCATCCAAGCTTTGCAATCTGCTACTGAACTAAATTCAGCTACTTGTTTTCCGTTTATTATTGCTATTATTTTCATTATGACCTGTCCTCTGTTTCTACACCGACTAACATATAATCTACTTCAAGCACGTTAGCACCTGCTGTACCATTTTTAAATTGTATAGTTGGAGCCATAATAGAATTATTAGGTGGTATATAATTTTTTGCTGGTTCAAAAGCATTAAAGTCTAAATCGTTAGCATTCATGCTATAAGCACAAACATCATTGATAAACCATTTTAAATTTTTTGTTTTAGAACTATATGCAAAACTTAAATTAAAATATTCGTTATTTCCTACTCCACTAAAAAATGCAGTACCATCTCCTAAAGAAGTTTTGGCTTCATCTACATTACCACAGCAAGGAAAAACATGACTTCCTAAAAGATTGTCAAAATGAAAACCTATTCTATTGTAATGTGTAAATAAAGCTATGTTGTTTTCTGATTGACATACTCCAAAGAATCCATCAAGTTTTGCACTTGAAACATCAGAAGCTTTCATTCTAATATCAATCCAAAAGTCTCTATCGTAGTTCCATTGGAAAGTAGGATTACTTGCAGCAGTATTACCTAATTGAATATTAACTAAATCATTGGCTGCATCATCATTAGTAATTTTTAAAGTACCACCTACAGAATCTCCTGGCACTAAAGCTGCTGAACCTGATCCAGCCTCTACTTTATGCACTCTAAAAGTTGCAAGGTCATATCCTAAAAAGTCTTGCCAGAATACTTGCCTTCTATATGGTACAGGTTTAGTTGATAATTGACCTACAGCATCTCCTAAAGCAGAATCATTTATACCATTTTTAAAATTAACATTACCTGTTTTTTTAAGGGTCCTAGTAAAATTTGCCATTATTCAGTTACCTCCACATAAACACCTTCTGCACCAGCATCAAGTATTTCATTAACTTTATCCATAGCATCTGATTCTTTATCATAAGAACCAATTAAAACTTTTTCTCCTCGTTTATATTCTTTTACTATATGTGCCATATTATTCTCCTTTACCTACTCTATTTATACTTCTAAATTGTCCAGCATGCATATAATCTATTTCAGCTGATGAAGTACCACCTGAGTTACCTATGCAAATAGAAGGTGTTATTGATGTCATACTTGTTATGTCAGATAAATCTGGATAGACAACTTGTAAACATTGGTCATCTCTACCATCTGCACCTAACCAAAATTCTAATCTTCCATTAGAGTCTTGACCATTTGGTGCTTTATGATTACCTGCTTTATATATTAAAGTAAGTCTAAAAAACTCATTGTCTCTAATGATTGGATATTCTGGGTCAGCAATAGGAAGTCCTGATGCTGCAATAGTACCTTCACTACTTCCTGCAAAAGCTTGGAATCTTGAACCAGAACCATCAGTAGGATATACCTTTGTATATCCATCTGCTATTGATATTTTATTACCTTCTATTGGGTTTAATAATCTACCTGGAAATGGATTCCAAATGTTTGTTGTAGCAGCTAATCCATACTGCCAATATAAAATAGGGCTACCAAATTGTTTCCATGTAAACATTATATGATTATTGAAAGTACCAAATGTAGGAAAACTTCCTGGGTTTTTACCCATAAGACCTATTTGAAATTTTGTAGCAGATACATCAGCAATTCTTAATCTACATCTAAAAAATATATCTTGACCTTTTTCAGCAACAGGATTTATAAAGTTTGCAATATTTGTATTGTCGCCTAATTGTGGTTGTATACAAGTGTAGTCATTAGCTGCATCGTCATTTTGTATTGTAAGTATTGAACGTGAAACTGTTTGTGTAGCTGATCCTGAACCAGCTTCTACTTTAGTTACTAAGTATTTACTTGTGTTGAAATAATTGAAATCGTCAAACCACTCCTCTATAAGAGCAGGGTCCTGTCTATTATAAAAAGGAAGTGCATTGCCTTCCAAACTTCTGTCTGTTACACCTTGCACTATTGATTGTGCATCAGGTCTATTCTTGGTTATATTAAG